CCTTGGAAACCATCAAAGTTCTCCATGTATGCTTCTATTAAATATGCATCATTAAACTCACCAATCACTTCCTCATTAAACACACCGTCCTTTTGCATGATCTCTCTAGGACAGTATAGAACATCCATCCCAAACATTTTGAGATGTTCTTCTACAAGATTCTGTAATAGAAACTGTTCGTTCCTAGTACCGTGTGTAAAGTAAGTGGTTCTTGCCATTATCCAATCATGTCTAGTGGTGGTGTCTCATAACGAGAGATCATCTCTTCTTCTAGTTTCTCTACCTTTGCTTTACCCTCGTTGTATATAAACTCACCATTCATTGTAATTCCACCTGGCAACTGTGCTCCTTGGAACTTGATTAAGTTAGCACCCCACTGTCTCTGTATCAATGCAGATACATATCTCTTTAACCAGATGTCATTGTATACATCAGTAAATGAATTAGGATCTATCGCTCTATAACATTCCAAAACTATAAATTGATCAGCAGGAACGTCAGTCTTAAAATCTAGGTCAAGATATAATCTATCACCACGCATCTGATATCTAATCTGTTTCTGTCCTTCTAACAAATAGTAGATATCTTCTAATCTTCTATTGACCATTTCATATGTAAGAATCTCTGTCTGTGTAAGATCCCAAAGATCATTCAATCTCCACTGATACCTAACGTCAAATAAGTTTGTGACATTCTTAGATACAAAATCAAATACCTTGACCACAGTTGTTACGTATGGTGGCATTTTAATATAGTTGTTCTGTTCTTTAAATGTAAGAGTTTGTCCAGAAGATGTTCCTTGAGCAACAGTTGTGTCAGTATCTGTTGTCATGTCATCTAACATTAATTGATCATACTTAACTTTTAGATGAGTTCTAATATAACCATCCATGTGTCTCTCATTATAAAACTGGATAGCATCATCCACTAGATCACTAATCTGATCATCCTCTATGTTTATTTCTAGGACTGGTGCACCGTTTTGACGTAGTGCATAATCTATAAGTCCTTGTCTGCTTGATGGAGTTGCCATGTTAGGTAGGATTAATATTAAATCTAATTCTTACATAATATGTAGTGTTTGCACTAAGGTTAACAGCACCTGGCAATGTGTAAGAATTTAAGTTTGATGAGTTACCAAGAGATTGGTGAACAATAGTTGCAAATGTATTTGCAGGAGAGAACTGCCAATCACTAGATGTGTGTTGGTATCCTGCTTTCATAGCAATAGAATTAACATTGATTGTTGGGTTAAATGCAGGAGTAATAACTTGTATTTCTGGTTGATCAACTAGAGGTGTTGTAAAATTGACCGCAGAAGAATATGCACTTTCTAATCCATTATTATCTCTAAATTTAACTTGCACAGAATACGCAGTGTCAAAATCTAAAGTTGATACAGGAACAGTTAGTGATGTTAAGTTACCCTGATCTCCATTTGCAAATGATTGAACAGTATCATATACAGTCACATTATCTGCGACTCTTCTTATTCTCCAGAAAGTAGAGAAGTGTGTCTGGTTTGCATACTCAACAACAAAAGCTGCAGTATTAATAACAGGTTGTCTAGAGAATGTTCTATTTGTATCTGCATCAATAACTGGAGTTACACTTGAAGGAGGTGATGTAAATTCTGATTCATTTACAGTTAATGTTGCTGCATCAGATGTTACTGTGGTTGCATTGGTATTTGACAATACGCAACGGAACTGTTCTGCGGGAGTTGTTGGATAAACTGTTGCAGGAGTTGTATATGATGCTGAATTAGCACCATTTATCTCTACCCAGTTAGCACCAGAGTTTGTTGATTTCTGCCACTGATAAGATAAAACACCACTTGTGATTGATGCAACGATAGTAAATGTTGCAGTGTTGCCTTCAATAACTGCAGTAGAATTTGGTTGTGTTGATATTGATATAACACGTAAAACGGTTAGTTCTCCATGTGTAGAAGTAATATCTGCTGCAGCACCTACAAGAGAGGCGACTGCTCTGTAACGATCTAGATTATCATTAGCAAATACTAGAGTTGGTGTGGTGTATGACGCATTAGTTGCTCCAGTTACAGGAGTATAGTTTGCACCACCGTCATCAGATCTTTCCCACTGATAAGTTACTGTTCCACTACTTGAACTTGTGGCAACTGTAAATGATGCGGTTGAACCCTCGTTTCCAGTTGCGTTTGATGGTTGTGATGTAATAGAAAATGTTCTTTGAACTGTTAGTGTAACTGCATTGGTTGTCGCGGGACTAGCAGCACCGACTGCACTGATAACACAACGATACTGATCATCATGGTCATCTGCATATGTTGTAAGTCCTGTTGTATATGATGCTGAGGTTGCTCCACCAAGTGTGCTCCAGTTTACACCACCATTATCTGACTTCTCCCATTGATATGTTACGCCAGGTGTATGAGATGACATTCCAGATACCTCTGAACCACCTCCACCACTAGGAGTATCAAACTGATCTACCTCGAATGAAGATGATGCAGCGTTACCACCTACAGGTGACATTGTTACTCCACCTAGTGTAGTAAATGTTGCAGTCTGTCCCTCATCGACTGTTGCAGCAGCTGGTTGAGATGATACAACAACTGTTACAGTTTCTACCTGTAATGTAGCAGCATTAGATGGTATAGATGTAGCACCCGCACATGAAAGAACACAACGATATTGATACTCGTCGTATGCTGTAGTAAGTGTAGGTGTTGTATAAGTTGTAGTTGTCCCACCAGTTCCCTCAGATACATCAGACCATGATGCTCCGTCTGTAATAGATACTTGCCACTGGTATGTAATATCTCCTGCATCGTTATCAGATGTAGTAGCAGCAACACCAAAGGATGATGTGCCACCTACTGCACCAGTTGTATTAGTTGGTTGAGATGTAATGTTTATAGTTCTTTGTACAAATAGTCTTCCTGCGTTAGTGAACACATCACTTGCACCAGTTGCAGTAAGTTTGCATCGGTAGTAATCACCGTAACTATCATCGTAGGTTGTAGAACCAGTTGCATAAGTTGTAGAATTAGCACCACCTATGTCAGAGTAGTTTATTCCATCACCGTTCTCAGATTTCTGCCATTGATATCCAATAGTAGCACTATCTAAAGTAGAACCGACTGCTGTAAATGATCCTGCAGCAGGAGCAATAGGTGTGGAGTTTACTGGTTGTGTATCTACAGTAATATTTCTGAATACCGTTAATGTAACTGCGTTTGTGTAAGCTGGTGCAACAGTAGTGCTAGTTTCTAACTTACAACGATACTGGAATGTGTTCTTAGCAAAGTCGTCATCTACAGTCAATGTATTAGTGGTTGCTCCACTATATCCACCACCGTTGGTAACTGTTGCCCAACCTACACCACCATTAACTGATACTTCCCATTGAAATATGATAGTAGATCCATCATCACTAATACCCGCTACAGGTCCAAAGGAAACTGTTCCACCAGATCCTGCTTCTATACTACCGTTTGATGGTTGCTGTGTAACAGAAACTAAGACACCAGTTCCAGTTGTAGTAAATGCATATGACTGTGCGTTACCAGTTACGTTTTCTGTGACTGTAAAATTATAAGTTGTGTCTTGATAATTTGATGTAACTGTTCCTGATAAATTACCTGTTGCGGTATCAAAAGTCAAACCAGTAGCACCAATAGAATCGCCACTTAGTGTGTATGCTTCAAAGGTTGGTTCGTTTGCAAAGGTAGTTCCAGATAGACCGAGATCAATATTAATACTAGCACCATTAGCGTATGGACTTCCTGCAAAAGTTCCAGACGATGTAGTCCATGTTACGTTAGTGTCAATGTATGGATAGAACATTCCACGTGCTGTGGTCAAAGATGCACCAGTTCCATTATAGTTAAAATCAACACCAGAATCTACAGGGTAGTAGGTAACAGAAGAACTTTGCCCTGCTTGTTCTTGTGCATCTGTTTGAGATGTTAAAGATGTAGATGTAGATACTACACCATCAAGACTTTCATGTGTTTTTTCTTCCGATTTAATCAGTGCAAGATAATTATTAGATCCACCACCTGTTGTACCTGCAGTAGCATTATTAGGTGCTTGTATTGTAATACTGTTATTAAGAGCACTTTCTGCTGCGATGTTTAACCAACCAGAGTGAGATAAAGTTGAGAGGTTTATACCGCCAACTATTATACCACCACTACCGCCAGGTGCAGACTGAACTGTGATAGTTCCTTTCATACTACTATGTTGTCCACAAATGTAGGAATAAGTTCCTGCTGTATTTGGTGTCCAAGACACTGTTGCAGTTCCTATAGAACCTTGACCACTAGCAGTTGGTGTAGTTACGTTACTTGAACCAGCTGAGTTTCTAACATAAAATGGATGATTAGATGCAACGTTTGATAAATTAAAGTTTAATGTATCTCCAACATAACATGTAACAGTTGCATGAGTTCCAGAAACAGCTCCATTTCTATCAGTTCCACTCAAAACATATGAGAAGCCAGCATTAATTGTTGATATATTGAATGTTGTTGGTGTAGAAGATCCTGCTCCTGCTGTAGATCCTGTTGTTCTAAGTTGAACTTTCTTACCTACGTTTCCTAAAAAATGAGATGAATCGGCTGGATTAAATTTAACTTCTACATAATCACTTCCTGCTAAAGTGACATATGGATTGTCTATAAGTTTCTTATCTACTATGCTATTGATAGGATAGTTGCCATGTGTTCCTGTTCTAATATCACCAGCTGATCCCGTAGTTCTCGCAAACTGTTTTGCTAAACCACATAAGTTATTTGTAGTTAATGT